ACAGACAAGCAGTTTGAAATAGATAGATTTTTCAAAAAAGGTGAGGGTAAGAAATTTAACTTTAATGATGGTGGTTTAGCTACCGATGAAATTGAAGAACATTTAATTTACAAAATGTTAGGATCATGAAATACAACTATTTTTTAGAACACTTAGAACATAGAGAAGGTAACGAAGAATGCGTATACCTTGATACACTAGGCAAACCTACCTGTGGTGTTGGACATCTCTTGACTGAAAGAGAACGTCAATTCTACCAAGTAGGGGATGAGGTTTCAAAGGAACAAAGAAATGCGTGGTTAGAACAAGATGCTGCAATGGCATGGGAAGCTGCTGCTCAACAGATGCAAGACCTTGATATAGAAGACACAGACTTTATAATTGCACTAGGCTCAGTAAACTTTCAACTGGGCACAAGATGGATGAATAAATTCCCATCAGCCTATAAAGCCTTGGCTAGTAAAGACTATGCTGAAGCAATACGTCAAGTCTCAACAGGTTCAGGCAAGGATGGACAATCTAAATGGAAAGAACAAACACCAGTTAGAGTAGAAGATTTTGTTCTAGCTATTGACAAACTAACATAACAACCCTATAATGATATTATATTTAGAAGATCAATTGGAAGGATGCTACAGACAGTACTGCATACACCAAGTAAAACAAGATATGCCTTTCATGAGCCTAGACGATTTTAGAAACATGTTTGAGGATTTAATGGAAGTAATATATAAGGACGAAGAAGTATGAAAGATATGTTAAAGAGTTTAGTAGGAGCAGTAGCACCTACAATAGGTACTGCACTAGGCGGTCCTATGGGCGGCATGGCTGCAAATATGATAGCTGATGTACTTGGAGTACCTAATACACCTAAAGCTATTGAGAAAGCTATACAAGAAGCTACACCTGAACAGATGCTTGAACTTAAAAAAGCTGAACAAGAGTTTGAACTTCAGATGAAAGAGCTTGATGTAGATGTATTTAAACTTGAGACAGCAGACATACAGGATGCTAGAGGTAAGTTTAGTAAAGATTGGACAGCTAGAATAGTAGGTGTATCTGTAGTTGGTGGCTTTATGGGTTATATATTTTTAGTAACTCTTCAGCCTCCTGAACAAAACTCTGAGGCTCTTATAAACCTAGTACTTGGTTACTTAGGAGGATTGGCTAGTGCAGTTATTAGCTTCTACTTTGGAGCATCACATAAACAAGATTAATGAAACAGAAATTAAAAGACGTTATTGCAGACGGACGATGGAATTGGTACGGACTCGCAGACGAAGAAGAAGACTCTCAAGATAATTGTTACAAAGGATTATTTTGGAATCTTGAAACAAGAACATTCCTACGATGGAATGAGTTAAAGAAGAAAGGAAAATCAACTGAAGGAAAAAGCACAGAGTAGCATCTGCGTTGTATGTATTGTTGGTTGGATGTATTTAGTAGCTTCGGGATACTATTATTACTTCTAATCACTACTTAGACTAGAAAAAGCAAGACCCTAAAAGAACGCTATTGTTAGCTTCACAGGGAAATTGCACGTTAAAATTGGAGAATCATGAAAAAATTATTAGGCACAATAGTTTTAGGGTTATTAAGTATGTCTGTACTATCAGACCAAACAGGTGATTGTACTGCAGGTGAACAGTACTGTGAGCAGAATAGTTTAGATACAACTAATACAACGACTACGACTAATACAAACACTAATACAAATACTAACACCAATACAAATAACAATACAAACGTAAATACAAATACGAATAACAATACAAACACTAATACAAATACAAATGCTAATACAAATGTTAATACAAATACCAGTACTAACAATAATACAAATGCTAATACAAATGTAAATACTAATACCTCTACTGCTACATCTGAAAATACTAATTCAAATACAAACGTCAGTACATCTACTAGCACAAACAACTCAACAGTTAATCAGACTGTAAACAATATAAGTAACAATACAAACAATAATAACTCAACATCTACAAGCACAAACAATAACACAAACGTAAACAAATCTACGTCCGAGTCCAATGTCACAACTGATAACACGAATAGTAATACCAATAACAACAATACCATATCTGATAATACTAACAGAAATATTAACCAATCAAATTCTACCCAGACTATAAATCAGAATGTTAAAACTAAAGCACCTCCGGCATCTGCTATTGCTCCTAGTATTATGTCTTACTCTCAAGACCTCTGTACAGTTGGAAGATCAGGAGCATATCAAGGACAGGTATTTGGATTTTCTACTGGAGGCACAGTTACTGATGAGAACTGCGAGCGGCTTAAACTCTCTAAGTACTTATACGACACAGGTATGAAGGTAGCTTCAGTATCTATACTGTGTCAAGATGAAAGAGTTTTTAGTGCTATGGAAATGGCAGGTACTCCTTGTCCTTATCAGGGTAAGATAGGTAAGGAAGCCTCTAAAGCATGGAAAGAAAATCGACAAGATAGACCTGACTATGAGCAGTTAAAAGATAAATATATTAAGCATTGTAAAACTACAAGAAATGGAAAGGGTAAAAGAAAATCAGGAAGAACCTGTGCAAATGAGTTCTATGCCTCAAACTAAAAGTGTTTGGCAACAATTACTTGAACTCTCTGCAGCACTTACAGTTAGTATCAGCTTACTCTTACTCTCTTTAAACTTAACAGCTACATATATTTACGAAGGTAATCAAGGTCTTATAGACTTAACAGGTGTAAGTGGTACGACATCATTAGCAGTAGGAGATGACCAAGTCTCTAATGCTTTCAACCTTGGCTTTACGTTTGACTATTATGGTCAATCATTTACACAAGCTAGAGTAGCCACGAATGGTTGCTTACACTTTAAAACATCAGGTGCATATTGTAATGACTACACACCTGACCCTTTAACAGGACAACACACATACACCTTATATCCTCTATGGACAGACTTAATTAGGGATAACGGGTCTAGTGTATTAGCTAAAAGCTTTACAGATAAAACAGTTTTTGGTTGGTATAACTTAAGAGAGTTTAACAGGAGTGGTTCGGACAATAGCTTTGAAGTTATACTCTGGACCAATGACACATTTGAATTTAGATATGGTGGTTTAGATATAATTAATCATGATGTTTTAATAGGTGAAACAGGTTCAACATCACAAGTATACCAGTACCTTTTTCATGATGAATGTAATACAGGTACAACTAATGTTGCAGGTACATGTGTTAATACAAATTGGAATGACACGTCTAGTAATACAGCACTAGAAAATGGTGGTAGTTTGTATGGAGTAGGGTCAGGAAATGCTACAGATTGTAGTGACCCTTTAAATGATTCTAGTTGTTCAGGCTATGCAGCAGCTTATCTTACACAACAATGTGGTTTAGATTCTTTGCATGATATGGCATGCCCTAATTATTGGGAAGCCTACGATGACCAACAATGTCAAGAAGACCCTCAGTATGCTCCGTTCTGTGCGGGATATACACAAGAAGCATCGGTAGCTTTCTTTGATGATAGTAATGTAGATTATGGATATGAAGAAGAACATCATCAGGATGGAGGAGGTTATGAAGAAGACCCTTACTTAGGGTTAGAACTCACAGATGAAGAGTGGTATGCAATAGACGTTGAAGAGTTTGGACAAGAACAAGTAGACGAATGGTTTGGTGACGATTTACAGTTTAACGAAGATGGAATGGTTGACTGGGATTCTACACCACACGAAGACTACATAGACATAGAACCTTTAATGGATGTGTGGGAGATAGAGCAAGAGCATCATGAAGTTGTTACGTATGACGTGCTTCCGATTGATGAAGTTTTGTTTATAAATGAATTAATAATAATAGAGGAAATCGAAAATGAAATTGTACATGAAGAAATGGAAAGAGAAAGCTTTGAAACAATGGAAGAACTTGACGAGTGGTTTGAAGAAGAAGTGGGTGAAGTTGAAGAAAGACTTGAAGAAAGACTCGCAGAAACTAACGAAGAAGTTACAGAAGAAATACAAGACAACTTTCGTGAAGAAGAAGTCCACGAAGAAAGGGAAGTAGTTGAAGAACTATTTGCAGAAGAAGACGAGAGTAAACCTGAAGATGAACGTAGAAGTTCTGTTCGTCTCTCTGCTTTGGACGTTGTAGCAGGTACAATAAGGACAGCCTCTAACAGCGTTAGTAGTGCTACATATACAAGTAGTAGTTCAAATAGCTTAAGTTCCTCTACGAGCACGTATGGAGCTTCTAGCGGTACTTCTAGTGGTGGGGTAAGTACGAGTAATTCTCCTAGTATATCAGACCAAATAGCCTCATCTAACGTACAGACTAACCAAGTCTTATCAATGAGTGCAGGAGGAGAGTCTTCTGTTGGAGGTTCAACATCATTTAGTATTACACCGATGCCAACACTAGACGAGTCTCCACAAGTTATGATGGCTGATGTACAGG